CGCCGGCCGAGAGGCCTCAAGGTCCTCCTGCAGCTTTGCCGTCGTTGGCTCGTTTGCCCACTTTGTCAACTTGGGTGCCATTGCCGGATTGGTCGGTATAAGATCTCGAGTCTCAACAGCTTCGGTGTTGACCATTTTCAGAACCTGTGAACGATTATTGAGATAATCCTTACAGGACTTTCCCGGAGATTTCTATGAATATCACAAAATTGATTATTAGTCAGAACCATTCGGTGAAGCGAGCTCGCGCACCGAGCGTCGGGTGATAGACGAAGCATTCCACCCCCTGGCGGTTTACATAGCCGTTGCGATCGTGCCAGCCATCGGGAGCCGACGGAGAGCGAACGTATTCAATCTGGAGATGCTCACCCTCAACCTGCGTCTTGCCACTGACCATTGTGGTCATCCCGTTGTGATCTTTCTCGCGCAGGTAGGCGAACTCACTGCGGCTCTTGCGGTCCTTGTGGTGGACATGGTGGAGGAGCCAGTAGAGGTTGGAGCAGTCAGAGATGTGCTCCCGGGCTTCCTTGACCATCAGGCCGTAGAGCTTCTCTTCTTTGGCTCCGTCGCCGTGGGTCAGGCCGAAGAGATTGTTTTCGAAGCGGTAATATTTGCGATGCGCTTCGGACAGGTTGTACTCAGTGCTATGAACAGCAGGGTTCCCACGGAGGCGGCCGGCGATCGCCTGAGACAACGCCCACCCTATCAGCCAGTCGTGGTTTGACATGCAGTGAACCAGGTCGACGTCAGCGACCTTGGTGCATTCGTTGATCACCTCCTCGACTGCCTCGGCGGCGTCCTTAAAGCCCTGGAAGATTGTGCCGTCGCTGTCTAGGAACGTGCCACTGGTTGTGGTCGAACGCGGGCTGTCGACATGGAGGATGTCGTTGCCGAGCACGAAGAGGATCCGGCCGATGCCCATCGGTTGAGCCAGGCGAAGCAAAGCTTTCGTGCCTTCAACGACACGATGCCGGGCAACCTTGCGATTGTAGCTGTAACCGGTCTCGGACTTCACGCAGAGTTTGAGGAAGTGGATATCTGCCAAGTCGATAATCAGCAGGTGTTCACCATTACCCCTGGGTGCTCTCCGTGGCTCCAACTTCTTAAAGCGTACCGGCGCCTCGAGCACCGCTTCCCGCACCATGTCATAGATGGCGATGTCTTTGCCGGTCTGGGGGTTCCTGACGAACAGGGAGTAGCCGTTGCCGTTATCGTCTTTGATGATCTTCCAGAAGTGGGCAAGGTTCTCGGGATTCTCGATGCCACCAACGGCGGCTGCTTGTACGATCTCGGGGTCAAGTTCCGGTTTGGACAATGTTCGTATGACGGCATTTTTATGGACGCCAATCAAGCGGCCGATTTCGGTGAAATTTGGTGTGCCGTTACGTTTCTTCACAGAACGCGACAGCTCCCAGATCCGCGCATAGGTCTCTGGGGTATGGTGACCAATCATTATGGGGTCCTGCGAGAGGAGGATTTCTGCCCGGCTTCAATGACGCGTTCCAACCGTTCATTAATGCCGTCAAGCCGCTTTTCCATGCGTTCGCCGACTTCGGTAATCGTTTTGGATACGGCCTCGAACTCGCGATTGACGTCATCCTTGGAGGTGTAAGTCTCGGCGACGTGGAGCTTGTAGGCTTGAAGAGAATCTGAAGCAATTTCGGCTTTGGTCTTGGCAGCCAGGGCGGTCATACTGGCAACATCTGCCGCCGAATTGATCCTGCCTTCGATACGCCACCAGACACCGCCGACGAAGCCGACGATGGTGATCAGGCCCAGGATCATTTCCCAGGTGATATTTCCAGTCATAATGGTGGTTCCGCTACTGAGTGATTATCAGGATAATCAGTGTGGCTGGGAACAGCAGTTGCGGAAATTGGAAAGCACTACTGGGTTGAGATGAACAGGTTAGAAACTAGGAATTCACCTCTTGAATCGGCCGGCGATCAGCAGGCTGGCGTCCGCAAGGACAATGCCGGGAACGAGGATCTTGGCCATGTCTTTGATGTCGGGGGGCACATCAATGACAACGAGGTCCAGGCCAAACCAGGGATTGATGATCTGGAGGGCAAAGATGGCAGCCCACCACAGGCCAAACGGTACAACAATCAGCCAGCGGCCAACCGATGTGGCAGACCATGCCCGACCGGCTTCAACCACAGCGATGTCTCGGGCAGCCTCGATGCCCTTGATGGTTCGTTCAGCCTCGAGAGCTTCGGTGTCGTTCTTGGCGGTGAGCTTTGCCTGGTAAGCCGCGAGAAGTGGGTCCGTGAATTGCTTCACGATCCCACCACCGAAGAAGGCGAGAATGGCCTGGAGCATTAGGTGGACCACCCCATCTTCTTGGCCAGCCAGTAGAAGCCCTCGGTCGCGACGGCGATGACGACGCCGACCAAGACGTCAACAGCAGAACCAATTGCGGTGAGCACTTCCGGGTCACTGGCCAGCTCTTCCGCAAGAGCCATTGACACGACTCCCTTGGCAGCAAAGTAGCCTGCGAGGTAGCGTGCGCCGATACGCAGGAATGGTGATAGTTTCAATTATGCCTCCTTGGCAACTGCGGTGAGTGTGCGGGATCGCTGGTAGTTAATTACCGCACGAATGAAGAGGACGGCCACGGCCACGCCGAATAGCGCGACGAGTAGCCAAGTCGGAAAAGACCCTACGTTGTCGATAGTGACACCACCGGTGGGAACCATAACCACAGCACCACCAGCCTGAGCGCCGGCGGACTGGCTGGCCTTTTTGGCCTCTTCCTTGAGTTCGGCTTTGGTCAGCACCCAGCTCAGAGCCCTGGCTTCAACGTTGATGATACGTCGCGACCAGCCCTTGCCGAAGGTGTTCCAGATCGCGAGAGACTTGAAAAACGAAAGCCTCCGCGCGCAGTGTGACTTAATAATCTTCGCATGGTCAGCCAACATGACAGCCTTGAGGGTAACCGGACCCATCTTACCATCAGCTTTGACGCTGACGACTCGCTGGAGATCCTTCACGCTGCGGGATGGGCCGGAGTTGACGCCGTAGTCGAAGACAGCGAGATCGAGCCCGGATGGGAGATCGTCGCCGCAGACTTTGTTCCAATAGTTCACCTCGTAGATGCCGGCGATCTGAACGTCGGTGAGGTTCCTGATGTCGAGATGAGGGAAGCTGGCTGCAGCAATTCCCTTCTTGGTTCCCTTTAGGATTCCGGAGCCGACCTTACCGCCGGTCCAGTTACCCGGGTCCTTGCGGTTCATGGTAAAGCCACCTTCGTGGACAAGGACCTCAGCTAGGGATGCTGTGAAGTTTTTCCAAGCCATGAGAAGTAATCCGTTGAAAATAGCTGAATGGGTTTGTTGGAAATGACCCTAGCAAAATCATTCACACATTACTAGTGATTATCAAACGAAGCCGCGCTCGTCGAATTTGGCGAGTGAGCCATGCGCGGATTGGCTCGCCAGATCGCGTTGTTCAACAGTGAGGCAGTCAACTTCGAAGCCTGCCAGGTACTCCTGGCCTTTCATGATATTATCCGCCCCGCTCATGTGGGAGTAGACCTCGTGTGCCACCCGTTTCCGGAACGCATTATGAAGGTAATGCGGGATGACAATCTCCTGGTTGAGATAGCCGGCGCCGGTGTCGAGCAACTGAGCATGCTCTGCCTGATAGATGAGTGTCAGGGGCTCGGCATTAACCGGAGTTGGCACGTAAAGAACCAGGGGGTTTGGAGTAAACACGGAGCCAGTATTATCAGCGTCATTCAGTGGCACCTTACCATATTGATCCCAAACCTCGAGGACACGGATCAAATCATCCTGGAAGGGATTGGCCACGGTGTCAGTGATGTAGTGGACGGTGACAGTCGGGTCATTGGCGCTTACGGTGTACTTCGAGAGTAGCTCATAGCGAGTGATCGTAGTCTCCAGAGTGACGATAATTTCCTCCTGGCGTAGGACGAATCGGCTGTACACCGCAGTGAGTGCGGTGTTCATGTACATGATCAGCTGTGGGTGCTTTCCCTCGATGATCACGCCGGATCCCGAATTGCTGATCGACAGGTTGGACAGCTCGCCGAAAGAGAGCTGACGGAGGAAATCAGAAATATTCATGGTTAATCACCGAGTTAATCAGACAATGTAGGAAGCAAGCGCGCTATGCTCATTGGCGGCGAGCTCATCAGCTGTCCAGTCTGGACCACCATTGTGGTCCATCATCGGGGCCTGCTCACTCGGTTTCCAAGCGTTGAGGTACATTAACATGGAAATCGTATCGAGGCAGTCGTCTTTTCCTTTAAGGCCATTTTTTGTGGCCATTCGAATCTGACCATAGAAATGCCCCATGACCTTGGAGGTCCTCCACTCGGTCGGGAAATACATCTTTCCGGCCTTGAAAAGGGGCACCACCAGGTTGAAGCGAGCGAGTTTGTTGATCACTGGCATGATGCCAGGCTCCCCCGACTTCTGGGAGGAGGCGAAGTTGAACCAGATGTTCCGGGTGAGCATCTCACTCTGCAGCCACTTGATGAAGGCCCGCTGTTGCCCAGAGATCTCGATCCCGACGGCTTGTGGGTGGTATATTTGAACCAGACGGAAGAGCTCGTTGACCGGCTTCTCAGCGGTGGCCCGTTCGCAGTAGCCGTCCACCCAGAACCAGTCGCCGTTGGAGTTGTGGGCCCAGACCGAGATAACTGAATAGTCGCTGGTCTGCTTGTCCGAAGTAGCAAAGTCTGTGGTGATATAGAAGTTGTATTGACTCTTGCGCTCGAGCAGCTGGATCCTCGAGAACTCCCGGATCTCCGACTCCTGGACCAGACGTTCTTCGTCGCTCGAGATCCGGAGCATCAGTTCCTGCATGAAGCCTTCAACGGTGCCACCGAGTACCGCGTTTTCGTATTGCTCCATGATGAATTCATATGTGAAGCGATCGTCCCAAGCCCCGATGAAATCTTCCCTGGTGCAGGGAAAACGCTCACATACTGGCCAGACGTTGACATCCCAGGCGCCGGACTCGACCGCCATGATCAGGATGTCTTGCTGGTTGAACGGCGTGCCATTGAAGATGATCTTCCGGCGGGTCGGGTCGAGGGCGTAGTTGATGCCTTTGTGGACCGTATCACTGATAGATTGCATCGACGCTCTGGACTTGGCGTCGTCGTCGGAAACGAGGTCGTCGAGCACAGCAAGCTTCGGACGCTTGCCGAAAATCTTGGTTCCGCGGATACCGGTTTTGGCACCGAACATCTTGATGCCGAAGCGCTTACCTTCCTTGTTGGTAAACTCGATATAACTGTCCGTGAAGTGAGCCTCGGGCAGCCACTCCTGGAGAAACTCCGAATTCTGGTAGCGAAACTCCAGGTTCTTGCGCGCCGACTTTACACCGTTGTCCATCGAGTCGGACACGTAGATCATGCTGTCAAGCTCACCGAACTCAGGCAGATAATGGAAAATGGCGAGGATCGGAGCCAGGTACTCAAAGAACAACGTAGTCTTGGCGGCACCTCGAAAGCAGAGGTTTGCAATCTGGGTCGACTTAGAGCTGAGCTTGTCCAGCATCTTCAGATGAACCGGTGGCGTTTTGTGACTTTCCCCCTCTTTGCCGTTGATCAGCTTTACTAGGTTCATAAAAACGAGGCTGAACTCAGATGGCACGTAATGACCGTCGTTGAGTTCGGTGTAGTCGACACCATCCAGCCATTGGTCGAGTGTCTGTTTGATGATCGTGCGGCCAGTGAAACTGACGGTGCTGTCAACCTCGTTGGTCTCGATCGGATCACTCATCAGTAATCTCATCACGAACCAACCACGTCAGCAGCTCGTCCTTGGCGTCACGTATCTTCTGGCTGTCCATCGCCGCCAATTCGTCGGGATACTCCGGCAGGACACCCTTCGACATAAAATCACGAACGAATTTCACTACGAGAACATAGTGATCCCCGTCATCGAGATAAATATCACCTGGGCGCTCATCGGTCTCAACCGCGCAAAGCGCCACACGAACTCCTTTAATGGTTCGGAGTCTAATTGCCATCGACAGGCTCCTCGTCACGGACCAGCCTTGAGGCTGCGACGTCAATCGTTTTCATGTTGCCGGCCTCGATCGCCTGCCGCTGCTGCTGGGCGAGCTGGGCCAGCGTGGCCTTCATCTCCGCCATACCTGAGGTCTCCGCGGTATTGAGGTTAATTTGGAAGTCACCCTTGGGCTCGGGCTTCTTGAGGTGGGTGAGCAGAGAATTGGCCGCATCCGTCCGAACCTTCTCGCTGGTGGCGTTCAGCATCAGATCGGCCTGAACGTTGAGTGCCTTCTGGAAGAGGTCCTGGTTGAGCACCCAGGTGGGAACCAGGGATTGCTCCATGATCAGGTTGACCATCTTGCCGCAGTGATACGCCGAGACGTAGGACGAGATGTCTTTCTTGGAAGTACCCTTGGCGAGGAGGTTTGCGTATCGCTGTGGGAAGGCCCGGGCATACGAGTCTTCGTTGGTGTAGCCCATCAGCTTAAAGCTGACGTAGGCGACTGCATGGACGTAGTCCTCAGTCTTGAACCTACCTTCCTTGAGGACCACCATGTAGCTGACGAAGTTGTCCCGAATGTTATCGGCAGCGATTGGATCCGCAGAGATCGCGTTCAACGTGTCGACCATCACCTGGGTCACTGATGCCCGCAGGTGTGAGGGCAGGGCGCGCTTGACGTCCGCCTTGGTCAGAAGAACCAAGGAGGAAGACGGAGCCACCACTCCCGTACCTGGTGTTGGTACGGGCGCTGGCTGCAAGGGGGGCGTTCCGAAAAGGGACGGGGTCGTCATTATATCTATTGCCTTAAACGGATTTTATGGTAAACATTACCACCATATTGAAGAACCACACCAGATAATCATTTCCGATTACCAAACCATTTAGTTCCCTCGCAGCGTTTGTGGGTTTCTGCTGCTGAGGTGAGTGGGGCCGAGAGAGGGGGGAACACTCCTTCCCCTGAGTTCTCTTGGCCCCTTTTTCATTTTCATACCAGAAAGTGCGGGAGACCCGTGTTCGGGATAACCGTGACGGCCCGGCTATCCCAGAGCTCGATCATCCAGAAGTCCTTACGATCGGTGACCTGGAGCACCTGACCAAATTCCAGTTGGCTCCAAACCGTCCAGCTGATGATGAACTCATGCAGCTGTTCAGTGGGGAGGCCAGCCCGGGCTGTCATCAGCCGTACTTCTGTGCCTTCCTTGAGCCATCTGCGGATCCGGTCGCACATTGGCTTGATCGGCTTTCCGATCTTGGCGTAGTGGAAGTCACGGCTGTCGTGAAAGACGATGGTGCCGTCGAGGTCGACGCCAATCCAGCCCTGATGGTTGCTCATCGAAGCACCACTGGGCCCTCAGCCCGGACTAATCGCCAGTCGACCAGGCTTTCGGGTGTGGCTGTAGAGTTGGCGATGATGCTTTCTGGCTTATCGTCAACCCAGATGTCAGGAATGAAATCTTCGCTGAAGTGGGCACAGTACCACTTCTTGGCGATGCCGCGGCAGTAGATGACGGGTAGGTACTTCTCCACCTCGACGAGTGCCGAGGTCCGATCGAGGCGCTCGTCCCGGGCTGTCACGATACGGACGTCGTGCTTGAAGAAGCGAGCGACCCTGATGACCCACTGCCAAAAGCGTGGATCCCGGGAATAGGTCAGATCATAGTCGAGCGCGATCTTCATTTTTTGGAGGCACCTTTACCTTGCTGGGTTTGTTCGAGCAGCTCACGGGCCTTGTCCGCATTGAGCTCTTGCCCGGTGAAGGCAAAGAACATCCGCCGCAGGGCCGTGACCGCGAGCTTGGTTGGGATGATCTGGGGGAGGTACTCGGTCACAGCATTGCTCACGGTTGAACCTCTTTCAAAGCAGCAATGGCCTTTTCACGGGCCTCGTTGAAGAGCTCACGAGCCCTGGCCTCGGGCAATTCCTTGCCCGTCAGAGACTGGATCATCACCTGGATGGCACGTACTGCGCGGGTAACCTCTTCCTCGATGGGTTCGGGAAATGGGGTGGAATTGAAGGTCATTGGATTTTGTCTCTGGGTCCGCTCACCCATCCGGCGCTTTCCGTGCCTGGCGGCCTACGGCCTTGGCACCCGCGCCGGAGGGTTCGCTGGGGGTTAGTTGGTGGCGGTGTCGTCAAGTGCCACCGGATAAGTGAGCAGAGCTTTGACTTGCCCGGTAAGACGCTGTGGCCGGAGCACCGCGCGAGCCAGGCGAGAGAACCCCTCTTCGATGAGGGTAATGCCACGGGCAACGTCACGCTGATCGATCTTGTCACCGTAGCTCTTCAGCACTTCAGCATGCCGTAAGGCCAGCTCCTCAAGGCTCTTGCCGGCGTTGACGACCTCGAGACGTAGAGATGACTGGGTGGCTCGGTAGCCGGCGACGGGTAGTCCCTTCATATCTGTCATAGGTTTACCTTGCAAATCAGGTTGGGTTATCAGATAATCCGATTTGGGTTTTAAACCACCATTAGATGATTTAATCAAGTGTGATTTTCAAGTACCGGTTCTCGCGTCCTGCCGGCCCTGGCTCGGTCACGGTCGGAGCGGCCACGGACTTCTTAGCGATGTGCATAAGGCCAGCTCTATAGAAAGCGCAC